GGGCAATATGTGAAAAGATACCAGAGGATGCTGAGTTAATTAGTTATGGCATTGACTTTGGATTTACTAATGATCCGACCGGGATTATAGAGGTTTATAAGTCTGAAGGCGAGTTGTGGGTAAATGAGATGTGCTATGAAACTAGGCTAACGAACATGGATATTTGTAGGAAGCTACGAGATTTTGGCGTCACAGAGGATCAGGAAATCATAGCAGACTCAGCAGAGCCTAAGTCTATTCAAGAAATATATGCAGAGGGTTTTAACATTCATGGTGCAATGAAAGGACCAGACAGTATAAAGCAAGGCATTGACATCCTTAAAAGATATAAAATAAATATTACCGCAAATAGCCATAACTTTAAAAAGGAATTATTTAGTTACATTTGGAAAAAAGATAAGACAGGCAGGATGCTTAACGAGCCTATTGATGCTTTTAACCACTTAATAGATCCGTTACGTTATGTGGCATTAAATAAGTTAGCATCGAAAATTAAACAAGAATATTCATTTGACTGGAATTAACATGGGCGTATTTTCTAAAATATTCAAAGCTGATATAGAAAAGGCAGCTACAACTCAATTAGAGGCGTTAATGCCTGGACTTCAACAACAAATAACTGCAAACCTATATAACCAGAATGTTTTTGGATGGATTGGCAATAATCAGGTTATCGTTGACTTTGAGGACAAAGTAAAATTTGTTGACGAAGGATTTAAGAAAAATGCCGACATCTATACCTGCATTGATATTATATCAAAGAAAATAGCTGAGTGCGCTTATTGCCTATACGAAGTAAAAGAGGGCGTAACTAAAAAGGATCTAAAGGTTTTCCAGAATATGTCAATGGCTGAGGGTGCTACTGCTAAGATGCGGACTTTGCAACTTAAAGAGCAGATGTTTAATCAAGTCGAAAACAATCCAATCCTGGACTTATTAGCAAAGCCTAATCCTCAGCAAACGTATGAGGAGTGGATGACTGATCTTGCAGGTTTTTTCTTGTGTACTGGCGATGGGTATATCTTTGGCAATGGTAAGAATCCTGACATGACTGAGAAACAAATCTGGTCACAACTTTACTCTTTGCCTAGCCAATTTATAGAGATTATCTCAGGTGGTATGTTTGAGCCTATTAAAGGTTATCAGATGCGCTCTGTTTATATGACTGAAGTTCCTATACCGGCTCACCAAGTTGTGCATTTTAAATCCTTTAATCCTGACTTTACGCTGACAGGTGCGCAACTATACGGGCAGTCACCTATAAAAGCTATTTATCGGAACGTATTAAAAGAAAATGAGGGCGATAATGAATTGCTAAAGCAGATCAGAAATGGTGGTGCTTATGGTTTTATCTCGCCAGATGGACCGGGTGCATCGCTGACTAAAGATCAGATGAATGTGCTAAAAGAAAAGTTTGTAGAGGCAAAGCGTGGTGAAACCTTAATGGATAGGATATTTCCAAGCTCTGGTCCTTTGAAATGGACTCAAATAGGAATGCCATCTACTGACTTGCAACTAATCGAATCGCTTAACATTGATACCAGAAAAATATATGCAGCGTTTCACGTTCCTATTCAGTTCTCAGGTAGTGAAGCCGCATCAACTGATAATAACATGGGTTGGGCATCTAAACAACTAATCTATAATGCAACCGCTCCACTATCTCGCAAGATCAGAGATGCAATCAATAAGTTTGTCTGTGAGCCTTATGCTAAAGTATACGGTAAGCAATATTACTTTGATTTTGATTTTAGCTCTTATCCTGAGATGCAGGAAGATATGGAAATGCTTACATCATGGTTAGCTAACTCATATTGGATAACTCCAGACGAAAAACGTATCGCTCAGGGTTACGATAAGATTAGTTCAGTAGATATGGGCAAAATATACGTACCGGCTAATTTAGTGCCGATTGAGGAATTGTCTTTAGATGCGGCTTATAACAATGCAACCATAAATGGCAAGTAGTGTTAAATACCATAAAACCTATTTAAAGCTACATAAGGAATATGAGGCTTATGCTTACCCTATTATCAAAAAGGCTTTAGATGACCAGACAGGCGCAGTAGCTGACTTTGTAAATGAAGATAACTTTGATAACATAGAGTTATATATCCAGTTCTTAGTTGAGCAAAAACCTTTATATTCTGGATTAGAAAAGATATATACAAAGGTTGGCGTTTCATCAGCTACATTCTCATACGACTGGATACGTAATTCAGTACCTAAAACAAAAAAAGATTTTATTATAGATTTCTTTAATGCTGCATGGTACGAAGAAATGGTAAACTATTTTAGATTAATCGGAGGTACTAAGGTTTCAGGCATAGATAATACAACTAAGGATATTGTAAAAAACTTATTAGCTAATATTTTAGGGCAAAATTTAAGCCGTAGAGATCAGGCAAAACTATTTGAGCAAACTCTCAACGATCCTGCATTTAACAGAGCAAGGTCTTTGGTAATTGCACGAACAGAATCAACTACTGCTGCTAATCATGGAATAAATGTAGGAGCTAGGAGTTCTGATTATGAGGTTGTAAAGTTCTGGATTAAAACAAACGATAAGAGAACAAGAGATTCGCATAAAGCAATGAAACAAAAACGAATTGGATTAAATCAGCCTTTTATGGTTGGCGGAACTCCAATGATGTATCCTGGTGAAGTTGGCGCACCTGCTGAGGAAGTTGTAAATTGCAGATGTGTAATGGCAACTGAAGCGTTAAAGGATGATGATGGCTTACCGATACTAAAGCCGAGAACGCCTGAGTATATGAGAAAAGCTAAAACCTATAACGACTATCCAGAGGCAGCGGTAAATAATGCTAAACGTGCGTTAAAATGGGTTGAAGCAAACGGATGGGGCGAATGCGGAACGCCTGTCGGTAAAGCCAGAGCGCACCAAATTGCAACCAGATCGCCTCTTTCAAGGGATGTAATCGCTAAAATGGCATCATTCAAAAGGCATCAGCAAAATGCCGATGTACCTTATACAGAGGGTTGTGGTGGTTTAATGTGGGATGCATGGGGCGGAACGGCAGGAGTAGAATGGGCAATAAGAAAATTAAAAGAAATAGATAATGAATAGTATATTTACATAAAATTTTTTAATCATGAAAGGATTATTAGAATACAAGAATTACAAAGCCGAGATAAAAGACATGGATTCCGATAGGATGACTGTTACAGGCTACTTTGCAAGTTTTGGGAATATGGATTATGATGATGACATTATCATGCCCGGTGCTGCAACTAAGACAATCGCAGAACGTGGTCCAAAAGGATCGAACGAGATATTCTTTTTGAATCAGCATAACTACGCTCAGCCTCATGGTAAGCCTATGGTTTTAGAGGCGCAAGAGCGAGGCATATACTTTGAAAGTAAAATTGCACCTACAAGCTACGGCAGGGATGCAATGATTCTTTACGCTGAGGGTATTGTAATTCAGCATTCTATTGGTTTTAGCACTATGAAAGCTGACTATGATCAGAATACAGGAATGCGCATGATTAAAGAGATTAAGTTATACGAAGGATCAAATGTCACTCTGGGTGCTAATCCAGAAACTCCATTTATGGGATTTAAGTCCTTGACAATGGCAGAGATAAACGATCAGATAGGTAAAATGATTAAGCTATTAAAAGATGGTAGCTTAACAGACGAAGGCTTTGGCAGGTTGGAAATAGCATTAAAGCAATTTCAATTAGAGGCGTTCAATTTAGGTAAAAATTCACTATCGGAAGCAGAGCCGACATTAGTCACTCCAGTAAAAGATGAGCCGAATATATTAACAGAATTAATAAAACATTTAGAAAAGTAAAAATGGAAAATTTAGAAGTAAAGGCTCAGGAGTTGCTAGATGCAAACAAAGCTAAAACTATTGATGAGGCTAAGGCTATCATCGCAAACGCTATCAGCGAAGCTACAAAGGCAGCTGATCTAAAGCTAGAAGAATTGCAAAAATCTACATCGGTTAGAATTGATGCAATGGACAAAGCATTGCTAGAGGCTAACTCAGAAGCAAACAGAATTAAAATGGATGCTAAAGAAGCGTCTCCAATTTCTTTTAACAAAGCATTTGCTACTGCTATGGATGAGAACTCTGATAACTTAGAGAAATTCCGTAGAAAAGAGATTAAGCAATTTGCAATGGAGTTAAAGACTGTTGGCGATATGTCACTTGCTAACATTACAAATCTTGAAGCTGCAAACGTACAGATGCTACCGGGAATCATTCCTGCTGCACCACGTAAGTTGCACATCAGAGCATTATTGCCTACTGGCGTTATGACTACTTCGGCAATTCACTATTTGCAGGAAACAGGATCTGAAGGATCAGTTGCAGCATGGGAAGATAATTCAGGTACAAAATCACAGATTGATTACGATTTGACTGAGGAGGTTGCACCAAGTGAGTTCATTGCAGGTTACCTGCGTATTACTCGTAAGGCTTTAGATGACATCTCTGCTATGCGTTCTTATCTTCAATCTCGCTTACTAGAGCAGTATCTTGACGCTGAGGATAATCAACTATTGAACGGATCTGGAGTATCTCCAAATCTAGGTGGTTTGATTACCAATGCTGAGGCTTACTCAGGATTCCGTACTATTCAGGTTGAGAAGTTACTAGATTCAGTTGCACAAATTGAAAGCAATAACCACTCTGCTAATGGTATCTTGTTAAGTCCAGAGCAGTTCTATGCTTTGATGCTTACTAGAGGCACTACAAATGATTACACTTTGCCAGGCGGAGTTGCAGTTGACCTTGTAAACGGTCAGTTGTTTATTTCTGGAGTTCCTATCTTTAAGTCTAACGCAATTAGCGATTCTAAATACTTAGTAGGCGACTGGGCAAAAGGTGCGCAACTATTTGTACGTGAAAATCCAATTGTTAGATTCTTTGAGGAGGATGGTACAAACGTAAGAGAGAACAAGATTACAGTTCGTGTTGAGGGTCGTATAGCATTACCGATCTACTACACAGATGCATTCGTAACTGGATCTCTAAACGCTAATCCTAGCTAATTTTTTTGGTTAATAAGTGTAAGGATGAAAAGCCTGTCAAGAAATTGGCAGGTTTTTTTTATTTCTTTATGTTATATAAATAATTAACTTTGCTTTATGTTTAAAGCCAACTTTATAGGTCAAGCAGGATTATACAAGAATCAGGAGTATGTTATTTGTGTTGGCGTTATAAATGGTTGGATTCATGTCCGCAGAAAATGCGGAGCAGGTCGAATGAATTACCCATCAATTTTAGACTTCCTGAGAGATTGGGATAATATCCGTAAAATATGAGAATTTTTCATCTAGGTTTAATGGTAGCACCTCCGCCAAATGATTCAGCACGTAAAGCCTTTATGGCTAACTGCACAGATTACATAGAGTTATCCACAGGCGCAAAGGATGTAAACCAAGAAGCGATAAGAATAGCCAGAGAGTTTAGACCTGATATTATCTTTATGCAGATACAAAGTCCTAACATTATTCACATAGAAACTGTAAAGGCGATGCGTGAAACAGGCGCATGGATCTGTAATTGGAACGGCGATATAAGAGATGAAACTCCGGCATGGATGATTGCAATGGCACCTCATATAGATAAGACTTTGTTTTCTAATATGCGAGATGTGGCAAACGTAGTAAACGGCGGTTATTTAGAAATAGGCTACGATCCTGAGATATACAAGCCAGACGGCGATATAGGTAATTGCAGAGAGATTTCATTCTTTGGTAATAATTACGGCGGCGATAAATTTCCTTTAAGCAGATTGCGTATAGACATGAATACTATGCTACATAAACACTTTGGCGATAAGTATGGCGTTTACGGAAATAACTGGTTTAACGTAGCCGGTAACTATAACCATTCACAGGCAGAGGAGTCAAAAGCATACAGAGCAACTAAGATAGCTATTAACCTAAGCCATTACGATGAGGATTCATATAGCTCAGATAGGATTTATAGGATATTAGGCTCAGGGGCGTTCTGTTTATGCAAAGCCTATCCAAATATGCCTTTTATAGATCATGTTCACGTTAGGACATGGAATAGCCTTTATGATTTAATGGTATTGCTAAGATACTATCTAGATGACCATAAAGAGGAGCGGGATCTAATAGCAAAGCAAGGCAATGAGTTTGTCAAGGCTAATTATACATTTGATAAAATGGTAAAGAATTTAATAGAGATATATGAGCAAAATTAAAGTTTTAGGATTTATGACTATACACTATGCAGGCGATTACTTGCGTGAGGCTCTTATGTCGGTTGTAGATCATGTAGATAAAATGGTGATTGCTTATAGCATGATGCCTAGTCAAGGTCATGGAACGCTATTACAATGCCCGGATTCAGAGGGTTATATATTTAGCATTTGTCAGGATGTATTAAAAGATAAAATGATTTGGGACAGGGCAGATAGGTACGGAGCTGAGAGTGAGCATAGATCGGTAAAGTATAGATACTCTGATGGGTATGATCTGGTGCTGACAGTAGATTCCGATGAGGTTTATAAATCAGATGAGTTACAGAAGTCTTTTGAGTATGCTTATTGGGGCGTAGATCGCTTTTATGGCATTGATGGATTTGTAAACTTTTGGCGCTCTTTTGACTATGCTTGTTATGATGGATTCAGACCGATTAGATTAGAGAATTTGCATAGGAAAGAACATACTCAGGATTTAAACCTAAAGCAGACTATCTATCATTTTAGCACCTGTCAGCCTGAGCCGATTATGAGATACAAGTATAATGTTTTTGGTCATGCTCACGAGGTGCGCAAAGACTGGCTGAATCATTGTTTCTATAAATGGAAGCCTAATAACCAATTTGATGATGTTCATTGTGTAGCGTTAAACTTATGGAATCCTGTGCCATTTGATAAATCAGTATTGCCTAGCTATTTAAAAAGTCATCATAATTATAAGAAAGTTTTAGTATGAACGCAGCTATTATTATAGATGACCGAGAAGATGTGGCTCAGGAAGCAATCGCAAGACATAAAAGGTTTATACCTAAATCATGGGATTTGCTACATATTCAACCGCCCTATGCAGGTGGCATTTACTATATAAAAACTCCTAGAGTATATAACTCTATACTAACTAATCCTAACTTTTGGCTTGGCTCAC